TGCAAGCTCCACCCGGACCGGAAGTTCGACGCACAGATGGCCGCGATCCTCTCGTGGGAGGCGCGGCTCGAGGCGCTCAAGAAGGGCGCCGAACCACCGAAGCGGCGCGGCACCAAGGTGAAGCGCCTCCGCTGATCGCGAAGGGAGGGCCCGTGACGATCGATCTGGACACTCCCGAGGGCAAGGCGCTCAAGAACCTCGCTGAGCTCCTGCACGACCGCCGTGTCGGACGCCGCGGCCGCCGCCGGTGGAGCCTCGACGCCGCGGTGGACGGCAAGTCCGACCTTCGCCCCGGGCTCGACCTGCTCGCCGCGTACCGGCGTGGTGACCCGCCGCTGACGAACGTGCACGGCGGGTGGAAGCCGTACATCCGTGGGTTCGTCCGGACCGGCCGGCTGAACATCGCCGACCTGCTGATCTCCTCGACGAGGAACCGGATGGGGCTGCGCGGGTTCCGCACCGCGGCCGCGAACGACGAGCTCGGCGACGCGAAGGCCGCGGAGATCATGCGCGCGAACGGGCTCAAGGTCGTCGCCCGTGAGGTGCACGACCTGCTGCTGTCCTTCGGCGACTCGTACACGATCACCCAGCCGCCGCGCGCGTCGCAGAATGAGACGGTCTCGAGGATCACCGCTGAGGACCCGCGGCAGGTCATCACCGTCGACGACCCGCTGACCGGGCGCCCGCGGTTCGGGCTCAAGGCGTTCCGCAACGACTGGGACGACGAGGACCTCGCGTACCTCTTCCTGCCCGGCGGCAAGATCCGGGTCGCTCGCCGTCCGGGGAAGACGTCGTTCACCGATGGCCGGTTCCGGTTCGATGAGAAGAGCTGGTCGTGGGACGACAAGCTCGACCAGGAGACCCCGGGTGGGCTGTTCGCGATCAGCCACTTCCAGAACGAGCGCGGTGTCGGTGAGTTCGAGGAGCACCTCGACACGCTGAACCGGATCAACGACAAGATCTTCAACGAGTGGTGGATCTCGAAGATTCAGGCGTTCCGCCAGCGCGCGGTGAAGAACCTCCCGGATGCCGACGAGGAGACCGGCGAGGAGATCGACTACACCGGCATGTTCACGGCGTCTCCGGACGAGATGTGGCAGGTGCCGGGCGACGTCGAGTTCTGGGAGTCGGACCCGGTCGACCTCGGCCCGATCGTGACGTCGATCCAGAAGGACCTCGAGCGGCTCGCTGCGGCGAAGTCGCAGCCGCTGCACACGATCACCCCGGACGCCGCGAACGGGTCCGCCGAGGGTGCGTCGCTGATGCGCGAGGAGCACCTCTACAAGGTGGAGGACCGGCTCGACCGTGTCGGGCACCCGTGGGCCGAGACGATCGCGAAGGCGTTCGCGTTCCAGGGCGACACGGACCGCGCGAAGGTCGAGGCGATCGACGCGATCTGGGGTCCGATCGAACGGTTCTCCCTCGCGCAGAGGGCCGACGGCGCCCAGAAGCTCAAGGGCATCCTGCCCGACGAGGCGATCTGGACCGACGTGCTGCAGTACGCCCCCGACGAGGTCGCGAACCTGCGGACGCTGCGCGGCCGTGACCTGCTGTTCAACACCCCGCCCGCCGGTAAGCCCGCAGATGGGGCGCCGCCGGCCGCTGGTCAGTGATGGCCGACGCCACCACGCAGGACCGCATCGCGGCCGAGACCGCGCTGTGGGTCCAGCAGTTCACCGCGGCGGGCACCCAGTTGCAGGCATCGACCGCCCAGGCAGTGCAGGCCGGCTGGCTGTCGTTCGAGAAGTGGTACGACGCGGTCGCGGTGGCCGCGCTCGCCGCGGAGATGGCGAACCTGTCCACCGTGGCGCAGCAGACCACCGCGGGTCTCTCGGCGCAGTTCGCGACCCAGGCGGCCGCCGCGGTGCTCGACCTGGTCGCGCCCCAGGTGCCGCGCAACCTGTGGACCCCGGTACGTGATGGGAAGCCGCTACGACTGGTGCACACCCGGCCGGCCGAGGTGTTCAAGCGGGCGATCGCGACCGGCGCGACGCACGAGGAGGCCGTGCAGCAGGCAGTGGCCCGGGCGACCGGGCTCACGCTGTCCGACGTCGCGCTCGAGGACCGTGCCGTGCAGCGGGCCGTGTTCGAGCGGATGGGCGTCACGGCGTACCGGCGGGTCATCCGGCCAGAGCTGTCGAAGACCGGGACGTGCGGGCTGTGCATCGCCGCAGCCGACCGGATCTACTCGACGAACGAGCTGATGCCGCTGCACCCGCCGTCGTGCAAGTGCGTCGTGCTCCCGATCGTCGGCGACATCGACCCGGGGCTGACGCTGAACCGCGAGGACCTCGACGCCCTGTACGCGGCGGCCGGGTCGAACAAAGCCGTCGACCTGCGGCGTACCGGGTTCAAGTCGCTCGACGAGCTGCGCGCGGCAGGCGATGCGGCGTACGCGGTGCACGAGCACGGCGAGCTCGGCCCGATGCTCTCCCGGCCGACCGACAAGTTCCGTGCTCCGCAGCAGGTTCCGCTCGAGGAGGACCCCGGACGGGCCGCGCGGATGCTCGCGAAGGTCGAGCCGGTCCTGATCTCGCTCGAGGAGCGCGCCGCCGCCGGCGAGAACGTCTCCGACCCTCTCGCCTACCAGCGCGAGCTCATCAACCGGCTCCGCGACATCGTCGCGACGGCCGCCTGATCTTCCCGCCGCCCGGCGGGGACGCCCGACAGGGGCGCAGCACACACCCGACAAGGGGAACAGCAGATGAGTCAGAACAGCGTTCCGAGCGCACTGAAGAAGATCACCCAGGCTGACCGTGACTGGCTCACGGCGACGTTCAGCCGCAACCGGATGATCTTCGGCGGCTGGTCGATGAACGGCGGCGCCGGCGGATCCGATGGTGGTGACGGCGGCACCGGTGGCGACAACGGCGGCAGTGGTGGTGCAGGCGACGGCGGTGACGGCGGCACCGGTGGCGACAACGGCGGCGGGAAGTCCGACAAGGGCGGCGCCGGCGGTTCGGACGATGACGGCGGCAAGGACCTCGGATTCCCCAAGGACACCCCGGTGGCCGAGATGAAGCCCGAGGAGCAGGCCGCCTACTGGAAGCACCAGTCGCGCAAGCACGAGACTCGCGCGACCGAGTGGTCGAAGGTCGGCAAGACCCCGGCCGAGGTGCAGGCGGAGCTCGAGAATCTCCGCCGCGAGAAGATGAGCGACAGCGAGAAGGCCGTCGCAGACGCGAAGGCAGAGGGACGCGCAGAGGCCGCCAGCGAGTACGGCCCGAAGATGGCCAGGCTCGCGTTCGAGACCGCCCTGTCCCACGTCGACGAGGACCGACGCAAGGTCCTGATCGACAACATCGACCTGACCAAGGTCATCAACGAGAGCGGCGACGTCGACACCGCCAAGGTGAAGAAGCTCGTCGACACGCTCGCCCCGTCCGGCAAGGGCGGCACGAACCAGGAGCACGACTTCGGCGGCGGTCACCGCGGAGGTACGCGCTCGGGTCGATCCGGCGGCAAGGCGGAGGCCCAGCGACGGTTCGGCAACCAGGACAAGACCAACTCTCAGGGCGCCTGAGCGCGCCCGGAAGGACAACACGATGACGTACATCGGTGTGAAGAAGACCGACTACCAGGCCGAGGACCGGTCGTGGATCCTCAGCCAGTGGGGGCTGGGCCCCGGCGAGAACCCGTCGATCGTGCTGGACATCAGCGCGTTCACGAAGGCCACCCACTACCCCAACGGGTACATCAAGTCGGGCGAGCCGCTCGGCAAGATCACGGCCACCGGCCTGTACGGGCCGTACGACAACGCGGCCGCGGACGGCCGCGAGGTCGGTGCCGGCTTCCTGCACTCGGCGACCGTCGTGCCGGACATGTCCGACACCACGAAGGACGTCGGCGCGGCGCTGGTCAAGGCCGGGTTCATCAAGGAGTCCAACCTCCCCCGGGCGATCGACGCCGGGTTCCGGACGGACCTCAAGCTCTGCGACTTCACGGCCTGACCCCGGCCACCTGACGAGAAGGAGAAGCTTCAATGCCGATCTACTACGACGCTCCGGTCGAGCCGGACGACCTGATCGACTTCATCCGCGAGGTGCCGACCCCGTCGGACCTGCGGCTGCTGGCCGGATTCCCCGTCCAGTTCCAGGACGACAACAAGGTCGACTTCGGCGAGATCGTGAAGACCAACCGCACCGCACGATTCCGCAGCTTCGACGGCCGGGTGCACGTCTCCAAGCGGGACAGCGGATCGGACAGCCGGGTCAACCTGCTGCCGCTGTCCACCTCGCTGAACGAGGGCGAGTTCGAGCGCCTGCAGCGCGAGTTCGCCAAGACCGGCGGCACCCGCCAGCAGGCCCTCGTCCGCGCCGTCTACAACGACGCGGAGAACCTCACCCGTGAGGTGCAGGCCCGCATGGAGCAGGCGTGGGGCGACGTCCTCACCGACGGGAAGCTGGTGATCAACGAGAACGGCTTCCAGGGTGAGGCCGACTTCGGGATCCCCGCGAACCACCTCGTCGCGCCGGCGACGCTGTGGTCCGACACCACGAACGCCACCGTGCTGACCGACATCCAGGCGTGGGCCGACGTGTGGCGCGCGACCAACGGCTCGGCGCCGGTCCGGCTCGGGACGTCGCTCGCGGTGCTGCGGCTCGTGCAGCGCAACAAGGAGGTCATCGACGCGGTGTACGGCTCCACCCAGGGCCGCACCCGGGTCAAGATCTCCGAGCTGAACGACATGCTCCGCGACGAGAGCCTGCCCACGTTCGAGGAGCCGTACGACACCCAGGTCGACGTCGACGGTGTCGCGACGCGCACCATCCCGGACGACCGGGTGCTGATGAAGCCGGCCACGGACGCCGAGCTCGGTTTCACGGCGTCAGGTGTCTCGGCGACCGCGCTCGAGCTGGTCAACAGCGGCAAGGTCGACCTCGAATTCGAGGAGGCCCCGGGCATCGTCGGCGTGGTGGTCAAGGAGGACGGCGTGCCGTTCCGCCAGTACACCTACGTCGACTCGGTCCAGATGCCGATCCTGGCCGCCGCTCGGCGCCTGCTCGTGGCGGACGTCAAGTGAGCGCCGGGAAGAAGCTCGTCGCCTTCGTCCACGTCAACGGTGTGGCCTACGGGCCCAACGACGACGTGCCCGCGGAGGTGGCGAAGCTCATCACCAACCCGAAGGCGTGGGGCGGAGAGGTCCCGTCCGACTCGGTCGAGGCGCGCACCGCGGCGTCCCTCGACCCGGCCGCGGACAAGACGCCCCCGGCGCCGGGCGACAGCGGCGCCTCGACGGGGGCGGCCGCGAAGAAGGCCGCAGCCAAGAAGGCGCCGGCGAAGAGCACCGCGGCGCCGAAGAAGACCGCGGCCGAGTAGCACCTGACACCGGGTAGGAGGCCAAGCAGATGACCAACTTCATCGACGAAACAGGTTTGGCCTCCTACCCCGGGGTCAACGTCAGCGCTTCCAGCGCCGAAACTCTCGCGCTGGTGCTCACGCTGACGAACGGGCTCATCACCGACATCGTCGGGTCACCCGACCCGGTTCCGACTCGGGTCACCGCGATCGCGTACGAGGTCGCCGCGCGCGCCCTGCGCAACCCCGAGGGCTACGAGTCGGTGACCCGTGGTGTCGACGACTGGAAGAAGACCGTCCGGTACGCCAACGCCGCATCGCTGCTCGCCGGCGTCTACCTCACCGCCGATGAGGTCAAGGACCTGCGGGGCAAGAAGGGCGTCAAGCGGGTCAAGTCGGTCGGGCTGAAGGTGCCCTCCAATGGCCTCGGCTGCTGAGATCGATCAGACCGTCGCCGAGGGGCGTGCCGAGGTCGAGTCGCTGATGCTCGACCGGTGCCGGATCACCAAGCCCGGCGCCGGAGACCCGGTGTTCAACGAGGCCAACGGCCAGTACACCGACCCGCCGCGGGTGGTGGTGTACGAGGGCAAGTGCCGGATCCAGGTCAAGGCCGACATCAACTCCAACGTCGTCGAGACCACCGCCGGCGAGCGCGAGTGGACCTACCTCACGATGACGCTGCAGCTCCCGATCGACCCCGGCTCCGGGGACATCGGGACCACGGAGGCGGTGCGGCCGGACAACATCGCCGAGATGCTCTCGTGCCGCCACGACGCCGACCTCGAGGGCCGGGTCCTGAACATCCAAGGGACGTACCACAAGTCGCAGGCGACCCACCGGCGGTTCAGGGTCCGTGAGGTGATCGCGTGAGCCGGGCCATCGACGACGACGAGCTCCGCAACCTCGAGGTCGACCTGTCGGGTGCACCGATCCGGGTGCAACGCGCTGCGGGCGTCACGCTGCGGAAGGCCGGCGCGATCCTCGACGAGGGGATGCGTGAGGACGCGTCCGGGCACCGGCACCTGCCGAAGCTCGCGGACGCGGTGTCGCACGAGATGCGCGGCGAGTGGGAGGTCGAGGCCGGCCTCAAGCCCGAGGGCAAGAAGAACCAGGGCTCCCTCGCGCACATCATCGCGTACGGGTCGATCAACAACGCCCCGGTGTACGACCACACTGCCGTGCTGCGCCGGCACAAGGAGGACATCGACCGGATGTTCGGCGACGACGTGGAGAAGTCCACCCTCGGCGGTGAGAAGTGAGGGTCGTCGACGAGGCGGTCATCACCGTCCTGAAGGGTGCCGGTCTCGCGGTCATGGACTCGTTCGTGCCGACCGACAACGAGAACAGCAAGATCGTCACCTACCCGCTGCCGTTCGTCGTCTACTACGGCGCCCTCGGTGTGCCGTCGAAGCCGCGGCTGACCGGCCGCCGCCAGCAGACCGTGGTCGGGTTCATGGTCACCTACGTCGGCATCGACCGGAACCAGGCGAAGTGGGAGGGCGAGAAGGCCCGCGCCGTGCTCGAGGGCCGCCGTCTGGTCATCCCGGGCCACAAGTCGGGTCTGGTCACGCTGCTGACGTCGCCGTGGGTGTGGCGCGACGACGACATGATCCGCCCCGACGGCAAGCCGATCTTCTACGGCCGCGACACCTACGAGGTGCCCGTGTTCAACACCTACACACCGGAAGGACCCTGACCGATGGCAACTCCCAACCTGGTGCTCGTGCGCCTCGAGAACGGACTCACGGCGCATGTCGGCGTGAGCCTCGCGAAGTCGCACAACCTCGAGGTCATCGACGACGAGCAGGCCACCACCGCGGCGCCGGCGGCGAAGGCCCGCAAGCGCGCCGCCCAGCCCCGCAAGCGCGCGGAGCCCAAGACCTCCACCGCCTCGGCGGAGGACAGCAACACGACCGGATCCCAGGGCAGTGAGTCTGCCTCGTCTCAGGAGGAAAACCAGTGACAGTCGTTTCTCCCGAGGGCACTCCGACCCTCGGCAACACCAAGGTCCAGGCGGTCGTCAGCATCGCGACGATGACCGCGCCGAAGATCGCCACCGAGGTGAAGGCGGCGACGTCTGTCGACGGGTCGTTCTACCTCTACCCGGCCGGGTGGACGCCGAACGGTGACACCCCGAAGGGTCAGAAGCCACCTCGGCTCGGGTCGAAGAAGACCGCGGAGTCGCTGAACCGGACGCAGTACACCATCGGTGCGCTGCAGTACGTCCACGACCCGCAGACCGCCGACTCCGCTCCCGGCAACGAGATGCGCGAGCTGTGCCAGTCCGGTCAGGAGATCTTCTTCGTCGAGCGGATGGGTCCCGACGCCGAGACCGTCGACTGGACCGTCGGGCAGAGGGTCCTGGTGCACCACCTGCGCCTCGGCCCGCAGATCGAGTCGGGTGACCGCACCGACGAGAACGGCGAGTTCTTCATCAGCCAGGCGGCGGTCTACGTGACCGGCGACGGCCCGGTCGTCGGGATCCTCGCGGCCTGACCAGGGACAGGCGGAGGCGGCACGACACGGGCTGATCGTGCCGCCTCCGCCGTTTGCTCAGCCCACCTCAGCCCCTCAGCCCTGAGGAGACCAGCACCATGCCCGAGACACCAGCCAGCGCCCCGACCGCAGCACCCCTGTCGGGTGCCGACCTGCTCGCCCGGATCAAGCCGCGGTTCCGTGAGGAGTCGACGCAGATCTGCCTGCGACCGGACCTACTCGACGAGTGGGAGAAGGCCAACGCCGACCTGAACGAGGCGCAGACCGAAGACGCCCGGAAGGGCCGTCTCGGAACCGGGGTCTCGCAGACCACCAAGGCCCTCGCCAAGCGTGTGCACGACATCGAGACGGAGATCGACGCGACCGCGGTCATGTTCCGGTTCCGCGCGATGAGCAAGGACCGGTGGCAGGCGATCTGCGACAACCACCCGCCGCGGGAGGACAACCAGATCGACCTGTTCGCCGGCTACAACCGGGATGCCGTCACGGACGCCGCGGTCCGTGAGTGCCTCTACGACCCGGTGTTCGAGGACTGCACGGGGATCAAGCCGGGCACCAAGGACCAGCTGTGCGACCACGAGGACTGCGGCACGTGGCAGCAGTTCGTGAAGAAGGTCAACCCGTCGGAGT